TAATTGATCAGTATGAAGGTATAACCCTGGAGGAATTGGAAGAATTTGAAGATCACACAGAAAAATCATTATTCCAGGAAAGATTTAACGGAGAAAATAACACAGAACATTTAAAACCATATTAATTAATAAATAAAATCAAATAAAATGAAACTATTAAAAACACAGAAACACACAGACTACGTAAGATTTGGATTTACGTTTAACACTACAAACGGAAAAGGTTTAGACTTTGAAACTCACGTAAACGGAGGCCTTACAACCCAAAAATTTGGAAGTGTAAAATTCCTGGACATTGAAGATTTAGATTATGACACAAACTTTACAATGTTTGGAGAAGAAACTCAATACACAAAGTTTAGAGATTTTTATAGGGAATTGTATGGACACGCAAAGTTTGATCAATTAATAAAAGACATTGAAGACAGATGCGAAAGAGAAATATCAAGTCATTACGAAAATTCATTTGACCTTTTATCTGTAAAACAATATAGAGATATAATATGTAATATAATAGGTTATGATAAAAAGAAAAAAACCTGGAAAGCTAACAAGGATATTACTAAAACCCCTCATGTCAGAATTACAGACGGAGAAGGCGGTATCTATTGGACAAGTAATTGGTATGTAAAAAGAATATTCAAAAGGCTTGCTGATAGCCAAATAAAAAGCGGTAAAAAATTAGGAGACTTTTTTGACGATCCAAAGCAATTACCTATTAAGGAATTTATAACAAAGAATTGCAAGTACCAGGGAATTGAAATACACGACGTATTAAACTTAATAGAAAGAACTGAAAATTATTAATTATGAAAGTAAAGATACAACAAAGGCAAGTCTACCATAAATTTGCTGAGATAGAAATTGAAATTGACGAAAATGAATTTGATCATTATAGATTAGATAACGGAAAACACACAAGTATAGATGAATTTATAATATATAAGGAAGGAGATTGGATTGATGACATTGAAAACAAGTTAAACGATACTGAGTTTGTTTATGGTAATGGAGTAGATGATTATAAAGGAATGAATGAGCCAGAGTCAGAATCAGAATGGAGATATGAATGCGATGAGTTAAGGATTGGAGGCCACCTATGAAGACAAAAGGCACATACTCAATAGTTGAAGACAACTATGAATTAGATATAAATTACGAATTTTATTGGAATGACGGAGACAATGAGTATCCTCCAGAAGCTGATTTAGAAATAGAAAATGTAGAATTAAACGGAGTAGATATAACCGACTTTTTTTGGGATTGGGTAAACGATGATCTCAATACCAGGGTATGGGAATACGCTCAAGAAAATAAACATAATTAAATAAAATAAAAATGGCATACGCGGAAACACAAAAAGACAGAGACTTCAATAAAGTTACCGAACTAATGGGAGACTTTATAGAAGCAACAAACGAGATCAACAAAATTAAACCTCAACTATCCTGGTTTAACGACTTTGTAGACTTTATTCAAGAATATGATAAAGGAATTTATAACCAGGCTTGTATATGGGCTGATAAAATGCAAAACAATGGGATATAGTAGCCAGGTAATTATAGGAATACCAAAGACGGAGAAAGTTAGATTATTCAAACTTCAAAACTCGGAGAGGCGTTTTGTTTTTCCAGATTTATTTTCGCTTTTAAAAGAAACAAAAGACGGAATGATGATATACACAAGTATCTTTGATCTGAAATGGCATAGCCCTTATCCAGACGTAAAACTAATTGAAAGTTTTTTATATGATCTCGAAGAAAGAGGCCTGGAGGCTTTTCAAATTTGCATAGGAGAAGACCAGATAATTCATTCTGAAATAGGAAACTATTACGAACACCTGGAGATAAATTTAGAAGTAAATATCTACGATTAAATTAGTATTTATGATTGTTTTACATTATATTTGTGAACTAAGTTTAATTAAAATTTAATCAAATTATGGACGATACACTAAGAATGCTATTTGAGTCATTCAATCCTCAAAACCCACAAGCAAGAAACACCGCTATACACATGGCCATGTGTTCAAACATTATTAATAACATTTACGATGACGAAGAAGACACCGCCGATAAAAGCCAGGAGGTTACTGCTATGGAAGATGATGATTATCCTTTAGGTATTTAGTTATGGGAGAAGAAGACAAAAATATGAAACTTATAGTATGGTCATTCATAGGAGCGATCTCTTGCTTAATTGCTTTTCAATTATATAAATTTATAAAATGGTTAATATGAATTATACAGAAACCAGGACAGACGAACTTCAGTGTACTGAAGATAAAAATATTAAAGTAGACACCCCTTCTTATTATGATGGTAAAAATAATTACACCGCAATAGATGTTGTGAATAATTTTGACTTAAATTATAATTTAGGAACTGCTTGCACTTATATTTTAAGAGCATACAGAAAACATAACACGCCTAATGAAGATCTTCAGAAGGCTATAAATCATTTACAATTTGAATTAAATAAAATTAATCAATAATGAAGAAACAAATATTTGATGATTATGCTACTGCGGTAGCAAAAACGTTTCATCTAACTTTAGATGAAATGTTTACCTCTACAAGACGAGGAGATATAGTAGACGCCAGGCAAATGCTATATTATTTATGTATGGAGAGACCAATAAGAATATCTTACATACAAAGGTTTTTGGAAAGCTATGATTTTAAAGTAACTCATTCAACTATAATACATGGATATAACAAAGCAAAGGATCTAATAAGTAATGATACCGATGTTAACGATTTAGTCCAGGAGATACTAAAAAATAATAATGTATAATTTAAAACAAGTTTTTATTCAAGCTAAATTATGTAATAATAGTATTCAAGAAGATATGCCTTATGGCGAAAGTGTTTTAAGTAAAGGTATAAAGATTCAAGAGTTTAGTGATAGGATTGAAATATTAGACTTAAACAGAAATGGAGATTACTATAAGGTAATTGAAAATGATCATTATGATTTCTTTTTCGAGTATGGTTGGACAATAGGTTGTTTAAAATTAAATATTGAAAATTGCTTATTTAAACTAAAACTAATCGAGTCAAAGATAAAGACAGAAGTAAACACTCGAAAGAACGATAAGCATATACAGAACTTAAAAAACAAAAGAGAAGCCATACTAATAAAGTATGCAAACAAAATAAAAGATTTTAATCTAAAATTAAATACAAATGAGCAAAAATGAAAATTACTTCAAAGACTTGGTTGCAAAAGATATTTCCAAGCACGTAAAAAAGAAAGGAAACTTTAATTACTTATCCTGGGCAATAGCCTGGAATTATTTAAAACAATCAAGCCCAGGAGCGCAACGTATAGTATATGAGGCGCAAGAGACAGGTTTAAATTGGTTTTCTGATGGAATGACTGGCTATGTAAAAGTAGGTATAGTGGTAAATGACATAGAGCATATTGATTATTTACCTATTAAAGACTTTAGGCATAACTCTATCACTGTTGACAAAATAACTTCTATGGACGTTAACACTGCAATTCAAAGAGCAACTGCAAAAGCTATTGCTATGCATGGCCTTGGTTTAAGTCTTTACGCAAATGAAGATACTCTAATAATTCCAGAGATCCAGGAACATAAAAAGACACAGACCACAACAAAACAAAAGACTGAAACTTTAATCACATTAGAGATTGGAGATATGAATTGGTCTAAAGTTTTAACGTACATATCTAAAAATAAAGAATTAGGCTTAGAGAAGATAGTAAAAAATCTTAAGTCTAAGTATAGTATAAAGGCAGTAGTGAAAAAAGAATTAGCTAAATCTATGAAAGATAACTAATAAAAAATTATTGTTGGTACACAGTTTTATTGCCTTAGTTGTCGCTAATGTTGGCCGTTGTAATGCTTGTGTCAAAAGCGAGAGGTGTACTAACAACTGAGTAACATAAATGACTCGCTAAATTACAACAAGACTGACAGGTCGGAAAGACGCCCCTCTATTGAGGTAATTTAATTAAATAAAAGATGACTAAAACAGATATACTTAAAAACCTGGAAGATGATGCTAAATACTATGGAGATTTTGGTAAGCAATATTTATCAAACTCAGACATAGGAAAGCTGTTAAAAAACCCTACTCAGTTTAGAGTAAGTAATGAATTTACAAAGCCAATGCTTGAAGGTAGATATTTTCACACTAAAATATTAGAGCCACATAAAATAGGAGACTTCCAGGAAGTAGATGCATCAACAAGATCCACTACTAAATATAAAGAGGCTTTGGCTGAATCAAATGAGGAAATGCTTTTGCTTACAAAAGAGAGGGAGCAATTAGATTTTTTATGTACTAAGATGACTTCTAATATGGAAATGTTTGATCTTATTTATGAAGAAAATAATGATTACGAAGTTCCAGAAATTCAAAAAATAATGAATTTAGATTGGAAAGGAAAGGCTGATATCTTAAACCATAAAAGTAATTTGATTATTGACATCAAAACAAGTTCTGATATCGATAAATTTATGTATAGTGCTAAAACTTATAATTACGATAGTCAAGCATACATATACCAAAGGTTATTTGGCAAGCCATTAATATTCCTGGTAATAGATAAAAGGACTGCAAGACTTGGTATATTTGAATGTTCTCAAAGTTTTATACAAGGAGGCCAGGAGAAGGTTGAGCAAGCAGTAGAAGTGTATCAAAAATATTTTAGTAATGAAGCAACTGAAGACATACATACATACATACATAGGCAGACTTTGTAAAAGCCTAAAGAGAACTGAGAAAAATACTATTATGTGGATAAAAGTTCCAATGTCTTGTAATAGTGCAGAGCATAAGACTGACGTTATGTTATCTGTCATAAACTATATGGAGCAAACAATTAAAATAAATAAAAATGAGTGAAGTAAAAGACAAGATTTACGTAGGAAGTGGAAAAGAAAAATTTGATGGAGACCAGGTAGCGGTATCTGTTTGTTTATCAGATCTTCCAAAAGATTGGATTTTTGAGTACAACAACAAAAAGTATGTAAAACTTATTGTACAGAAAAAAAGAGAGACGGATCAATATGGTAAAACACATTATGTAGCCATTGATACATTTAAGCCAGAGCAGAAGACAGAGCAGAAGCCTTTGCTAAATGCAGTTGACGAAGGAGATGGCCTTCCGTTTTAATTAATCCTAACTGAATAAAATAGGGAGTTTACGCTCCCTTTTTTTACCTTTTGTCTCGTGTCGAATGACAAAATTTTAACTATATAGAGAGATCTATAGAAAAAAAATATTATAAATACTTCTTTATCTACATTATTATTATATATTATTGACATTTTCGACATTAAAATATATAAGTAACTAATAAAGAGATAGTTAAGTAAAATAAAATCAACATAAAATCAACATAAAATGGACATAACCATATTTCAAGACATAAAACAGACATCACAACCCTTCTACAGAAACATAAACCTGGTGTTGAAAAGAATACAAGATGGATCTTCCAAGGATATAGTTAAAAAAATACGTGCCGAAAAAGATAAGAGCAATAGGAATATATTAAAACAAAAATTACCAGCAATTTGTTTTAGCGGAAAGTTTACAAAACGAAATGACAAAGCGCTCAAAGAACATAGTGGTTTAATTTGTCTTGACTTCGATGGATACAACTCAAGTAAAGATTTATTGCAAGAAAAAGAAAAGCTTTCAAAAGATAAATATGTTTATGCGGTATTTATTTCTCCAAGTGGAAATGGTTTAAAGGTTTTAGTTAAAATACCTCCAATCACAGAGAATCACAAAAACTACTTTCTAAGCCTTCAAAAACATTTCGATAGTGATTACTTCGACAAGTCTTGTAAAAATGTCTCAAGAGTCTGCTATGAGTCTTACGATCCGTTAATTCATATTAACGCTCAATCAAGTTTATGGGATAGTATACAAGAACAAGAATACAATGAGGTAAATAAGAATACTGATATACCGACAATACCAGTAACTGATGAAAACAAAATAGTAGAAATATTAGTTAAATGGTGGGAAAAAAAGTTTCCTATGAATGAAGGAGAAAGAAATAATAACGCTTATGTTTTGGCCGCCGCTTTAAATGACTTTGGAGTATACCAATCTTTAGCTGAGTCAGTATTAAATAACTATCAAACAAAAAGTTTTGATAGGGAGGAGATAAGAAGAACAATACGAAGTGCTTACTCCAACAAGCATAATTTTGGCACAAAGTATTATGAAGATGAAGATCGACTTAATAACTTGAGAATGAAGTTAAAACGAGGCGTGCCAAAAAAAGAAATTAGATCTCAATTACAAGAGTCCGATATTGAGGTCGCTACTATAGATAATGTGTTGGCTCGTTTAGATGAAGAAAATGCAAACAATCAGTTTTGGACAAAAAACGACAAAGGAGTTATAAAGATAGTTCATATACTTTTCAAGCAATTCCTGGAGGAAAATGGATTTTATAAGTTCAACCCTGAAGGAAGTAAGAATTATGTTTTTGTCAGAGTAACCAACAACTTAATAGACCACACGTCTGAAAAAGAAATAAAAGATTTTATTTTAAATTATCTATTAGAGGTAGATGATCTAAGTGTTTATAATTATTTTGCTGAACACACCAGGTATTTTAGGGAGGAGTTTCTAACCCTTCTTTCATCTATAGCAGTTTATTTTATAGAAGACACAAAGGATAGCGCTTATCTATATTATAAAAATTGTGCAGTAAAAATAACTAACAATAAACTTATAACTATTGACTACCTTGACTTAGGTGGATATGTATGGAAAGACCACGTTATAGATAGGGTTTTTAATGAATGCGATGCGGAAAGTTGTGATTACCAGCAATTTATTAAAAATATTTGTGGTAAAGATGATAACAGAGTTAATTCTATGAAGTCAACAATTGGGTATTTACTACACGCGTGGAAAAACTTATCTTATTGCCCAGCAGTTATATTAAATGATGAGGTAATATCAGACAACCCTGAAGGGGGGACAGGGAAAGGTATTTTTATGAACGCTCTATCACACATGAAAAAATTAGTATTTATAGATGGTAAATCATTTAATTTTGAAAAAAGTTTTGCTTATCAAACTGTTAGTGTTGATACTCAAATATTATGTTTTGATGATGTAAAAAAACATTTTGACTTTGAAAGGTTATTTTCTGTTGTAACAGAAGGCTTAGTCCTGGAAAAGAAAAACAAAGATGCTATAAAGATTCCGTTTAGTAAATCTCCTAAAGTTTCTATTACAACTAACTACGCTATTAAAGGTAAGGGATCATCGTTTGAAAGAAGAAAATGGGAATTAGAATTAGCCCAGCACTACACTAAAGATTTCACGCCACTTATGGAGTTTGGAAAACTTATGTTTGGAGAATGGGATGATGATGAATGGTGTCACTTTGATAATTATATGATAAGTTGTGTTCAAACCTATATGAATCATGGCCTTATAAAATCAAAATTTATAAACCTAAAAACAAGACAATTATCCGCAGAAACGTGTCACGAATTTTTAGAGTGGAGTGGAGAAATAGGTGGTGGATCGCAACACGAAAAGTTAAAGCAATCTGGAAGGGTATACAAAAGTGATTTATACTTAGATTTTGTTGAAGACAATCCAGACTTTGCTCCAAAGTCTAAGTTCACTGTTTCAAGAACTAAGTTTTATAAATGGCTTACCGCTTACTCTGTGTATAAATATAATTGTAAACCAGAGGAAGATAGGGATTCGCAAGGTAGGTGGTTACGATTTAGAAGTAAGCACGAGTTGGAGGAAAACGGAAGATTAGATTTTTAATATGGAGTTTAGAGACTATCAAAAAGAAATAATTAACAAGGCTAAACCTCTGTTGTTAAAAGATAAATTTGTTTATCTTGCGATGGAGGTGAGAACTGGTAAAACTCTCACGAGCTTGGGTGTAAGTGCGCTTTTGCCAGTGTCTAACCTTTTATTTATTACCAAGAAAAAAGCCATAAGCAGTATAGAAGATGACTATAAACTTCTTAATCCTTCTTACAATATCACTGTTATTAACTACGAATCACTTCATAAAATAGACCAGAGAGGTTGGGATATGGTAGTATGTGATGAGGCTCATGGTATGGGTGCTTTTCCAAAAAGAAACAAACGATCCACGCAAGTGCGTTCTTTGATCTTAGAAAACAATCCATTTGTTATATTCTTATCTGGTACTCCTACACCAGAATCGTACAGTCAAATGTACCATCAAGTTTCTGTAATGCTTAATCATCCATTCAGTGATTATAAAACTTTTTATAAGTTTGCTAAAAAATATGTGAACGTAAAACAAAGAAAGATTAATAGTTTACTTATAAATGATTATAGTAATGGTTTAGACTCTATAATAGATGAAATGAAACCACATACTATTTCTTATACTCAAAAAGAAGCTGGGTTTAAGGTTAATACTAAAGAGCATATTTTAGAGGTAGAGATGAGTCCAATGACGTATCAACTAACAAGTAAATTGAAAAAACATTTAGTTATTGAAGGAAGTGAAGATGTAATATTGGCTGACACGCCAGTAAAACTTATGATGAAGCTTCATCAAATGTATTCTGGAACTGTAAAGTTTGAGTCTGGTAATTCTATGATTATTGATTTAAGCAAAGCAGAGTTTATCCACGATAACTTTGCTGATTCTAAAATCGGTATATTTTATAAATTTAAAGAAGAGTTAAATGCATTAAAAGAGGTTTACGGAGATAAATTATGTACTGATTTACAAACATTTAACGAAACAAATAAAACCATAGCTTTGCAAATCGTTAGTGGTAGAGAAGGGATCTCTCTCCGAATGGCTGAATGCCTTGTGTATTACAATATAGATTTTTCAGCTACCAGTTACTGGCAATCCAGGGATCGTATGACAACCAAGGAAAGATTAGAAAGCGATGTGTACTGGATATTTTCTC